TAGGTAACAATCGGGATGAATTTACAGGTCTTAGAGAACACTACAGAAGATTAAAAAAAAGACCCCATGACTATAATGTTGATCTAAATGACTTGTTGGATCAGTGGAATAAACAAGAAGGTAAATGTACCTATACGGATATTGAATTAGTTCACCCAAACCAAAATGGTAATAATCTAAATACCGCATCTTTAGATAGGATTGATAGTAATTTAGGATATGTTAAAGGTAATATACAATTCATAAGCATTGCGTGTAATCACGCAAAAAATTCAATGACCGAATATGAAATGCAAGAATTTATGGAATTAATTTATGAATCAGTAAAAACAAAAAAAGGGATCGATTCACATCGTCCCTGAATTTTTTACCGGTTTTAGCTCCATTCTATAAAAGAAATAAAAGGCTGAGATTACACCTGTTTGTGAGAACCTTTAGAGTCATTATTGTTTCTACTCTTATCCACTTCCTTTTGAGAAGTATTTCTCAGTGACGGTTTTTTAGGTATACCACTCCTTGAGGTCTGAATTACTCTCATTCTACTCTACTCTTTCCGAGGATGCCTCCCCAGTTCGTCCTTGCGGGATTAAAGGTTTTTCGAAAAATTACACATTGACTTGGGATCTTTGTGTGCAATGAACGGCTCATTACTATGTAGTCACCTTTCATTCAAACCTGACGGACACTTTTCCTTATTGCTTTCATTATTTTGGAAAATAACAACTTCCATAAGTTTTGTGTCGTGGATTGTGAAAGTAGTGGTCCGTCACGGGATTCGCTATCTTTTGAACAACGAAATACTCAACTACTCTCTGAAATGTCCCCATCTCCATATTTTAAGACTACTTCGAGATTAACCCCTTGGTAGAAGTTCATCAAGGTTAACAACAGCACCACCTGTACGATAACATACCTTTCGGTTTTAAGTATCCTTTAATATTGGGAAACGCAATAATAAAATTGGATAATCCTATTTTTTGCAATATCCCTACGGGTTATTCCTATTGGTGTTCCCACCTCAATTTGACGACCCACATCGCCAAATCATCTAACCACTTTCCCTACAGCGTTGCCCTCGGTACTAAAGGTTAAACGGTATCCCGCTTGTGTACTTAAGTTCGGTTACCCAAACCGCAAATCGGTTACACTTCCGACTCACTTTATCCCACTTTCGTGGTTTATTTTATGGACCATACACGGCCCAATATCTTTATCATTCCAAGAAGAGAATACTATCTCAATTACTTGTCAAAGAATCTGACAAAACTTTTCCTGAACGGATAATCTAATTTTTCAAAGAACGATTCAGGACTTTTCCTGATTTGTTTTACAAAGATAAGACATTTATTTCTATCTGTCAAGTACTTTGTGAATTTTTTTATTTTTTTTATTCTTCAACAGTGACTTTCGTGATATAAATATCGCTGTTGTTTTGTGAAGCTCTGATCTGAGCAAAAATCAAATTAGATGTCCACAATTCTTTACCATTAACCATATAACGGTACATTTCAACTTCTTTAGTTTCTTCGTTCATGTTTATAAATTTTATAGTGAAATGATAATATAAATATTTTGTTGTGTCAACAAAGTTAGAGAACTTTTCTAATTATTTCATTGATTCTATCAACATTCTCTGTGATTTGAGTTTCTTTTTGTTGGTCATTAGCAGATTCACCTCTTTTCTTAAACATTTTTCCTAAACTTTTGAAAAAATCTGATGCTCCTTTTCCCGCAATTAAATCAACGGGATTAAGTAAATCTATAGTATCGACTTTTGATGTACTTGTACCTCCTGTTGTTGGTTCCTCACTTGAGGATCCTGACGATGTATCTACGGTCATTTTTTCAGTACAAAAACTATCGCAGTTTTTATCTCTATTAGGACCTGGCCCGCAAAATGTAAAATGCCAAGGTTCTGATTTAACTTCACCCCAACACCATCCGTATTTAGGTCCATTTTCTTTAATGTGTTTTTGTACATTTTCAGGGAATATATCAATAGCTCTACCCCATCCGTGGTTTGAGCTTCCTGGTGTTGCCACTGGAGTTCCTGAAGTTCCTTTTTTTCTTCTTTTACCTGTTTTTTCGTAGTGATCAAAATCAAATATATTACATTGGACTTTTAATGGTCTATAACTATCGGTAAATCTTACAGAACTTTTAATGTCTGACGGCATGTCATTATAGAGTTTAATAAACCCATTTGCAGCGTCTTTTTGTAGTTTATTACCACCAACTCCAACTGATTTTAAATTTGAATCGTTAATACATCCGCTCACACCAGGATTAGTGGTGCAAGGATCTGAAGTACTACATGCTTGTCTTGAAACTTTTAAACCCATATTAATAAATACTCGATTAGTTTAAAAACCATTCAGGTATTTCTCTATTTTTCCATTTGGCGAAATCTTTTTTTGCCCCACGATAATAATTTCTGTACGATTCAATCACATCATTACCTATTTTAAACTCATCACCCATCGCCAATGGTGGTGAGGTAAAGTCAACATCATGAATATCAGGTTTATTAGTTAAACACCATTCTATCACATCTTGTGACTTATGTCTTTTACCGTATCGAAAGGTGTATTCTTTACACAACTCTAAACCAAGATCGCATAAATAAAGATAATTAGACAATGAAGATCTTACCCAAATAGCACAAGGATGATTTTTGTGAGATAATTTATATGGGACTTGGGGGGTGACTTGGGGGGTGACTTGGGGGGTCATATGATGAACCCCACACAAAAGTTGTGCAGTTTCCAAAATCATTTTAACGACATGTTTATCGCAATGATATTCAGCACATTTATTGGTATCAAAATCTAAAAAGAAAATATTCATACCACAAAGATATGAAATTATTTTAGACTAAAAAAAATTATTGTTGTAAATATGACATAAGAACACCACCAATAGATGATGCGTGAACCTGTAAGTGATTAATAGATTCCATATCTAATGTTTTAATCTCTTTTGTGTATTCTACAGAAAGAACACCAATAAACTTATCCTCAATAGTCTTAATTGCAAATAAATAAGCCGACTTACATCCCGATTCCTCAGCAATATACTTCAAACCAAATGTTGGGGTTTTTTCATCTTTAAAATCTTCAATTCCAATAACATCGTTTACCAATAGTTCATTGATGGATTTAGAAAATAAATTAACAGGGATATTTTTAAAATTAGTTTGTACTGATGGTGTATTCATTCCTACCACTTCATACATGATTGAAAATTTGGCGATTGATTTTCCTGTTGGATAAAAGTTTCCTCCGTTGTGAAACTGAGATATCCAAACTCTATCTGCGTCAAATTCTTCTTTAATGTGTTCGATTTTTTGATCAACCAATTCGCTAACTCTAAGAGTGTCCATAACGATATCTGGCTTCTTCTTTCTTTTCTCTAAACGGTGTTTTACATACATAACAGACACTGGACCCAAAACACCTGTAATAAAGGCCACCATAATCATTGAAAAATTTTCCATACAAACTATAAATATAAGACTAAATAAAAAAAACCCACCGAAGTGGGTTTTAAAAAATAGAAATTTGGTTTATGCCTTGTTTTTTGCAACTACTGACCAAATAGCACCTGCGATTGTTGTAACACCACCAATAATTTCATTTAGTAATGCGTCATCAACGATGCCTTTCATAATTAAGATACCCCCAATAAATGTTAAAGAGTGTCTTACGATTCCTAAAAATTGTTCTTTTGTTAACTTCATTAATATAGTTTTTAAAAGTTTATTTTAGTATAAATATCTTAAAGTTTTGGTAACTATGATTTACTATGTTCTTTTAATTTGTTTTTGTTCGTAAATTGGAGATGGGTTAGATACCTTACTTAACATTGTAACATAGTCTAAAGGATAACTCTCATCGTCTCCTTTTAGGTATACATCATAAGAATCATCAAAATAAAATTGACGATTAAATGAGTTATAAAAATTCTCTAAATTTTGTCTAACATCACCAAATAACTTATCGTTTCTAATTGTTTTATCAACAAATTGACCATCTTTCATTTCATATTTGTTTTCTTTTATTAATCTTGTTATCTCATCTTTATATAATAAGAAAGATTGATCTTCTAATTTAGTTCTAAACCAATCAAATAATTCTTTATTTTCTGGTAGATCGTAATTTATATAGTAGGTCGAGTTATTCCAAGATTGGGTTTTTTGGTATTTTTTTGGTTGAGTTGTCGTTCTTTCAAAATATATGATATTAATACTTGGGTGGGTAAATAACTTATCAATATACTCTAACATCGTATTTAAAGTGTTAGATGCTCTTAATTGTTGTTGTTTTGTGTCTTGTACATCAGGTACATCACTTTCATCGTCTATAACCATAGACATTCTATTATTTTGAAGTGTCTCTCTCATTGCACTCACATCAGGCTCTCTGGCAGAAGCATCTTCAACATCACTAACTTTGTTTCCACAACCATCTAATGTGATTAATAGTGCACTGTCAGAATACGGTTGACCTTCATATATTGGTAGATCATCTTTATATATTCTTACTGTTGGTGTGTCTAAGTGACATCCAGTTGATAAAGTACATATATACCACACATTAATTTTTCCGTCATTTGATTGTTTGATGATTTGTTTTGATTGTTCTGATGTTACAATGAACTCATCATATCTTTCACCTCCAAGATCACCAACACGACCATATTTTGTCGTACCTATTTTACCATACCCAGGGTTTAATCTTTTTGCTTTTATTTTTTTACCTGAATCGGCGTATATAAAAGTATTTGCGTTGTTACCATTTGCGGTATATCCACCATCAACATTGTATAAAAGTGTGTCGTTTAAAAATAAGAAAAACTCGGCATTGTTACAATTGTGTCTTGCAACCTCAACTTTAATTCTAAGTCCAGTTGCACAATCTTCAGTGATTTTTGTTAATTCTGCAGGTGGAGTTGATTC